CGAGGCCGCGCTGTCCGGGCCGGTGGCGCTCGGGGCGCTGACGCTGGTCGGCATCTCCATGCCCGCGACGTGGACGGCGGCGACCCTGACGTTCCAGGTCAGCCCGGACGGCGGCACGACCTGGCAGGAGCTGTTCGACGGCGCGGGCAACGAAGTGACGGTGCAGGCGGCGGCCGGCCAGTTCGTCGTTCCGCTCGCGGTGCCGTCGTATCTCTGGCGCGGGATCAACCTGGTCCGGGTGCGCAGCGGGACCGCCGGGGCGCCGGTCAACCAGGCGGTGCAGGCAGTGGTCAACCTGGTTTCGAGGAACGATATGCTGTGACCGCGCCCGATGTCCACACAGACCCGCCAGACTCCCGCCGGCGCGGCTACCTGACGCGCGACATGGCAGCACCGCTGCAAAAAGGACGGGACAACAATGCGGACAACGCTGGCGGTCACCACACAGCCGGCCGCCGAGCCGGTGACGGTCGCGCAAGTAAAGCAGCACTGCCGGATCGACAACGGCGCGGATGACGAACTGCTCGCCGGCTACCTGACAGCCGCGCGGATCATGGCGGAGGGCTACCTTTCGCGCGCGTTGGTCACTCAGACGCTCCTTTGGACGGTGCGGCCATCGGCCGACGCGGGCGAGCGGCGCGAACGGTTCGGCTCGCGGCTGATGCGGGCGATCGAGCTGCCGCGGGCGCCGGTCCAGTCGGTGTCGTCGGTCACCGTCACCGACCTCTGGGGCAACGTCACGGCGCTGGCGCCGGCGGCGCTGCCGGCGGCGGCTGGGGCAACGCTTGCCGGCTATGTCGCCGACCTGGCGTTCGCGCCCTCGTTGCTGCGGTTCGGGTCCGGGACGCTGCTGGTTGACGGCACGCCGCTGCGGCATGCCGACATCGACGCGCTGCAAGTGGCGATGGTCGCGGGCTATGGCGGGCCGGCGAACGTGCCGGCGACCATAGCCGTCGCGGTGATGATGACGACGGCGTTCCTTTACGAGCATCGCGGCGATGCGGGCGGGGACATGCCGGCGGCGGCGCGGGCGTTGCTCGATCGCGATCGGCTGCAGTTCTTAGGCGGATAGATATGGATATCAGGCAGGGGCCGGACCCGGGCGCGGTGCCGATCGGCAGCTTGCGCTGGCCGGTGACCATCGCGACGCGCGAGCAGGCGGCGGACCCGGACGGCGCGGGGTTCGTGGAGATGATCGCGCTGGCGCAGACGGTACGCGCGGACGTGCAGCCGATCGGGGCGATGACGTTCTACGCGGCCGAGCAGGTGGACACGCCGGTGACGCACCGGATCGTGATGCGGTGGCTCGATTGGGTGGACACGTCGCACGTGATCCTGCGCACCACGAAGCGGCCGGACGGCAGCGACATGACGGAGCGGTTCCGGGTGCGGCGTGTGATGGCGATCGACGGGCGGCAGAGGTTCCTGCGGCTCGATTGCGAGTTGGAGCGGCGCGACTGATGGCGGTGCGGATCAAGATCGACGTGCCGCCCGGCTACACCGTCGTCGACAAGGCGCAGCTCAAAGCCGTTATGCGCGGGGCCGGGAACGAGATCGCGGCGAAGGCGCGGGCGATGATCCGGGCCGGCGGGTCGACGGCGAAGCGCAAGGCGAAACGGGCCTCGACGGCGGGCGCGCCCCCGGTGAATCGCACGGGCGGGCTGGCGCGCGGGATCAAGGTGAGGCTGCGCCCCGACGGCCTGGGCGTGACGGTGCGTGACGTGGCGGCGGCTCGGGACGGTGCGTTTTATGCGCTGTTCCTGGAGAAGGGCGCGAAGGGCGGCGGCGGCAACACGCACGACAAGCGGAACATCCTGAAAGCGGGCGAGATCGGGCGCGGCGGCAAGCTGCTGCGCGGGCAGAACCGGATGAAGCGGTCGGCGATCTCGCAAAAGCGGGTGCTGTTGCCGCATCCGTTCATGGAGCCGGCGCTGGATGCCGTGGTGGCGGACGGGCTGGCGGACAGGGTGCGGGACGCGATCGTGAGCGGGATGCAGTTCCGGCGCGGGAAGCCCTGAGCGGGCTTGTCTGACAGGTCTGACGATTTGTCTGCCGGGCGCCCGGCGCCGTGTTTGAGCGGCCGTGTCTGACCGGTCTGACGAATTGTCTGCCGTACCCTTCGCGGGTGCCAAACGAGGAATGTTCGTGGACATATCGAAGGTAATCCAGCAGCTCCGGCAGTTCTGCCCGGAGCTGGGCCGGCGCATCGGCGGCGCGGCGGATTTCGAGAGCGGCGTGGAGTCAGTCATCGCGATCACTGACCCGAGGACCGGCAAGTACGCCTACCCGGCGGCGGTCGTGATCCCGCTGGAAGACGACGCCGACGGCAACACCGTCTTGGCGGGCAACACGCAAGAGGTGACCGAGACGGTCGGCGTCATCGTCGAGTTCGACGCGACGGCGGACCGGCGCGGGCAGGCCGGCGTCGGCCAGGTCGAGGCGATGAAATACGCGCTGTTCCGAGCGCTGCTCGGGTGGGTGATCGACCCGGAGCGCGGCGCGCGGGGCCTCTATTACGCGGGCGGCGAGCTGCTGACGTTCGACCGCGCGCGGCTGTTCTGGATGTACCGCATGAGCTTTGACGCGACGATCACAGACGGCGATGGCTGGCAGCCGGACGGCGATCCGCTGACCAGCGTCACGGAGACGATACAGCCCGACGATCCGTTGAAGCTCGCCCTGCCGGTGACGGCCGCGGCCGCGGCGCTCGACCCGCCCGCGATCTGGGACGAGTTCGATTGGGACGACGGGAGCCTCTGGCAATGACGATCCGTGCCGGCAGCCGGGCCCTGGCCGAGGACGTCGCGGCCATCGCGGCCCAGGTCACGTCGGCCAACTCGGCGGCCGGCACCGCACTGGCCAACGCGACGACCGCGCTGGCCAACTCGGTCGCGGCGCAGGCCTCTGCCGCCGCCGCCGAGGCGACCGCAGCGGTGGCCCTCGCCGTTCCGGCGCTGCCGGTCGTGACATCGGCCCCGGAGACGAGCCTGGTGCCGATCGGCCAGGGCGGCAGCACGGTCGCGATCACGCTGGCGAACCTGCTGGACGGCGTGACCGTGGCCGAGATGGCGGTGTCAGCCGCTGCGGCAGACACCGACACGTTCCCGACCGACCAGGGCAGCGGCACGCTGAGTCGGCAGACTCTGGCTGCGGTCTGGACGTGGGTCGCCGGCCACCTGCCCGGCTACAAGCGGCCCGTATTGGAGGTCAGCGCAAGCCGCACATTGGACGCGACCTGCAACGGTCTTGTTCTAGTCGTCACCGGCGCTGGCGTCGTGCTGACACCCAATGCTGCGGCAATGGGGTCAGGCTTCCAGTGCGAAGTGGTGACCGCCGGAGCGGGCAGCGTGACCTGGGGCGCCGGGATCACGGCGACGAACGGCGCCGTCGGACTGATGTCTGCCAATTTGTCTGCCACAGTGATCGTTGTGGCGTCGAGCGCCGGAACCTTGGTCCTTGCTTGCACCGGAGCCGCAGCAACCACCGCCGCCGTTGCCGCGCCCGGTCCGGTGACCGGCTTGACGCTCAGCACTGTCACCGCCGCCTCGCTGGCCCTGTCCTGGGCCGCTCCTGCAACGGGCGGCGCTGCCACCTATTACGAGGTCCAGTACCGCATCTACGGTTCGGGATCCGCCTGGACCGCTGTAGCAACCAATCCGACGACGACCAGCATAACGATCTCCGGTCTTGCCGCTGCCACCCAGTACGACATCCAGGTCGCGGCCAACAACACGGGCGGCGTGGCGAGCGCGTTCACCGTCTACGGGCAGTCGCCGCCCGCGACGACCTCGGCCGCCCCGGTCACGGCTCCGGCCACTCCCACGGGGCTCGCGATCGGTGCCGTGACGGCGGCTTCCGCCACCCTGACATGGGCCTCAGCGAGCGGCGCGACCGGTTACATCGTCGCCTTCAGCAGCAACGGCGGCACCACGTTCTCGGCGCCGGTCAACGCGGGCAACGTCCTGACCTACACCTTCGCGGGCCTCGCCGCCGCGACAGCCTATGTCTTCCAAGTCGCTGCCACCAACAGCGCGGGCATAAGTGGGGCGGCGACCGTCAACGCAACGACGTCCGTCGCCAGTGCCACTGGCAGCGCACCCTTCAACGCCCCAGGATACCTGTTGACCATGGGAACCCGCACGGCGGGCGGTCCCTTCGTCCACGGATCAAGCGGCGTCACCCTGATGGCCAACGACAACAGCATCGCCGCCGACGGGGCGCACACCACTCCCGCGTCCGTGTCCTATGGCTGGTCGACCAGCAACACCGTCGCTCCAACGGCGGGCCTGGTTGCAATGTCCAACCTCTACGGCGGGTCGCTGTTCGTGCTGGACGGCCATAACCAGTGGTGGGTGTCGGGCAGCGCGCCCGCCTCGGCCGGATCCTGGTACCTCTGGTTCGTCGCCGCGAACAGCGCCGGCACCGTGGTCGCGGCCTTCGTTTCGCCTTCCCCTTACACCATCACCTGAGGTGAACATGTTCGTGAAACCTGGGCTGCGGCAGGACGCCGATGACCTGCCCCTGGTCGTGCGCGCTCCGAACGGCTGGCTGCTGCCCGCCGACGGCGCCGACGTCCCCAATTCGCAGTTCTGGACCCGCCGCCTGCGCGACGGCGACGTCGTCACGGTGGAAGGGCCTGCCACATGAGCGGCGCGCTGGCGTTCAAGTATTTCCCCGCGGGGAGCTGGCGCCCCTCCGGCGTCAACGCGGAGTTCGACGCCAGCCAGGCGAACACCGCGACGCAGAACCAGCGGGCGCTGCTGATCGGCCAGGTCACGAGCGCGGGGACGGCGGCGGTGAACGTGCCGGTGCAGGCGTACAGCCAGTCGCAGGTGAACCTGCTGTGCGGCGTCAACTCGATGCTGGCGCTGATGTATGCGGCGTATCGCGCGATGGACCCGTTCGGCGAGGTGTGGATCGGGCCGCTCGCGGATGCGCCCGCCGGAACAGCCGCGAGCGGGGCGATCGCCTTCACTGGTGCGGCGACGGCGCTCGGGACGTTGCCGCTCTACCTGATGGGCGTGTCGGTGCCGGTCGCGGTCAACCTGGGCGACTCGGCCAACACGATCGCCGCCAACGTCGCGGCGGCGATCGGCGCGAGCGCGGGCATCGCCTGCTCGGCTACGGTGGACGGCACGACGGCGTCGAAGGTGGACCTGACGGCGCTGCACAAAGGGGCCGCGCTGAACGATATCGACATCAGGCTGGCCTATCTCGGGGCGCAGAACGGCGAGGTGGTCCCGGCGGGCATCGGTGTTTCCGTCACCGCATTCAGCGGCGGCGCGACCAACCCGGCGCTGGGGACGCTGTTGTCGAACCTGTCTGTGCAGCTTTTTGACTATATTGCCTGCCCCTATACCGACCCGACGTCGCTGAACGCGCTGCAGGAGTTCCTGTCCGACTCCACCGGGCGCTGGTCGGCCGAGCAGGGGCTGTTCGGGCATGTCTTCGCGGCGTACCGCGGGACGTTCTCGGCGCGCACCACGTTCGGGGTCGGGCACAATGACCAGCACTGCTCGGTCCTGGGGTTCTACGACTCTCCGACGCCGGCCTGGCTGGAGGCGGCGGACTGGTGCGCGGCGCATGTGATCCGCCTGCGGGTCAATCCGGCGCAGGGAGTCTCGACCCAGGCGCTGGGGCTGTTGCCGCCGCCGGTCGCCTCGCAGGACACGCCGGGGGAGCGGAACACGCTGCTGTTCGACGGGATCTCGACCTTCACGGTGGATGCGGCGGGGGTGTGCCGGATCGACCGGTCGATCACGACTTACCAGTCGAACGCGTCGGGGCAACCGGACAACTCGTACCTGAACACCAACCTGCTTTTCCAGGCGATGTACGCGGCGCGGTACATCAATGCGCAGATTACGAGCCAGTTCATCGTTCCGGGCAAGATACTGGTGGCGAACGGCACGCCGATCGGGCCTGGCTCGCCCGCGACGACGCCGGACGCGATGCTGGGGGCGGTGGTGGCGGTCTACGCCTACCTCGCGAGCATCTTCATCGTGCAGAACGTGCAGAAGTTCGCGGCCAACGCCTATGCCACCACCGGCACGAAGGGGCAGGTGCTGATGTACCTGCCGATCGATTTCAGCGACCAGGTCGTCAATGTCGGCCTGCTGATCCAATTCCAGCAATCAACGTAAAGGCTAATCCATGTCTGGCACTTTGGCCCCCACCACGCCGACCAACCGGCGGCTGGCGGGCATTACCGCGTTCACCGTGGACGGCACCGCCATCCCGGTGATCGAGTTCACCTGGGACCCGTCCGACGCGGAGGTCGAGACGATGACCAGCCTCTCCGGCGTGGACGGCTACGCGGAGAAGCCGGTGGCACCCTACATTTCGGGGAAATTCCGCGATTCCGCGGCGACCAATGTCACGGCCTATGCCAAGCGGCGGTCGGCGACGGTGGTGGTCAAGCTGGCCTCGGGCAAGCAGATCGTCGGGCACAACGTCTGGTACGTCGGCCGGCCCGGCGTGTCGGGTGCGGACGCCGGGTTCGACTTCCGGTTCGAGGGCGTGGCCGGGACGATCCAGGAGATTCCGGGGAGCGCGCAATGAAGGCCCCCTGGACGCCGGTCCCGGAGCCGGTGACGTGGACCCTGCCGAAGCCGCTGCCGAGCGGCGGGCTGACCTATGCGACGGTGACGGTGGGGGCGCCGACGGCGGGCGATATCATGGCGGCGACCGCTGTCTCCGGCGCGTCGGGCGTGGACGTGACGCTGCGGATGATCGAGGCGGCGTCGGCCGAGCACGTGCCTTACGAGGTGCTGAAGCAGCAGCCGTCCTGGCTGATCGAACAAATCTCCGACTACTTGGGCGAGTTTCTGGGGGCGCCGGCCCCGGACCCTTTGGAGGCCTGGCGGGACGCGCGGCGGGCGGCGACCGCGGCGGCGAAGCCTGGCGCTGCGGTCGCGTCCTGATCGCGCTCGGGCGGTCGGGCGAGCTCGAGATACTGGCCGCTCGGGTGGGACGGTTCTACGGCGACGGGCTGCGCTGGGCGCTGTCGCTGAAACTGCCCGCCCTGCTGCGCTGGGCGGAGCTGATGGGCGACGTGGCGGCGCGGGAGCGGCGGCAAGTGACCGACGGTCGGTCGCGACGAGGGGAGCTTGGATAGGCGGAACGATACAGAGCGGGCAAGATTGCACGTAGCGGAAGCACGGCACTCTAGTGTCAGAGAAAATCAAAGGCCTGCAGTCGCCGAAATGCAACGTTCGGTGCGGTGCCTAAGTTAAGATATTCGCATCAAGGCACTCTTGATGTTTAGATCAGAGAGGTTCGCCACACGTTCACGCCTGCGGGGCTACCCGGCACCGTTCAATGCGGCATAGAGAGTCGAGCGTGCGACGCCGAAGCTTCGCGCCACAGATCGCCCGTTCTCGCCGGTGGCCATCAGAGCCTTGGCATGGGTGATCTGGGCGACGGTGAGCTTAGCGGGGCGACCGAGCTTCTTTCCCTGGCGCTTCGCTGCCTGCAATCCGGCTTGGGTGCGCTCGACGATCAAGCTCCGCTCAAACTCGGCCAGTGCGCCCATGATGTTCATGACCAGGCGTCCCCCGGCGCTCGTCGTGTCGATAGGGTCGGACAGGCTTTTGAAACTGACGCCGGGCCCCCTAGCTCAGCGATCAGCGCGACCAGATGTGAGAGAGACCTTCCTAGCCTGTCTAGCTTCCACACAACGAGGGTGTCGCCGGACGAGAGGGCGGCGAGGGCTTTAGTCAGCCCAGGCCGCTCGGTGCTTGTCCCCGTTATGGTATCGGTGAACGTCCGTTCGCACCCGGCGGCCGTCAGTGCGTCCCGCTGCAAGGCGAGTTCCTGATCGACGGTCGAGACGCAGGCGTAGCCTCTAAGCTTAACCTATTTTCGGACAAAATATCCGGACACGCAAGCCATTGAAATCGGCTGCTGTCAGTTTTGTCCGGAAAAGGGTCGTTTGGCGAACAGACGCCGTCTGCGATGGCTTGTGGAACCAGCGGACCCTCTAAATATCTACAGGGTTCGCAAATTTTTGCCCTTAGCGTTGTTCAGCTTGCGACCGACGCTCTGTCCTCAGGTCATGCACAAGGTTGACCAGGTGCCAGAGATCGCGCCCGATGTGGTCGAGTTCGTATTCGGAGGTCCGCAGGAAGCGGCGTCCTATAGTGTGCCGTGGGAGATGTGGGCGAGATGAGTAAAAAAGGCAAAAACAAGGTCGCCGTTACCGCCAAGACGATTGTCAACGGCATAACTTCCGATGCCAAATTCAAAGCTCAGTGCGCCCAGTTTTTCACGCTGGCGGCAAACCGGGGCCGTGTCCCGGCCCGTGGTGTAGCAGCGGTGGGTAAGTGGCCTGCCGGAGCGACCGTCCAGAGTCTGGCGCAGGCAGGCCACTTATCCACCGCTG